CATGCTACTGTAAGTAACATGGAGTCTCTATAGTCTTTAGTGACGTGCATGATGCACCAGGGATTCCCCCTGTCCTAGGAGAACGACAAAATGCCATCATCTTTCGGAGGGCTTAACAAAGCGATCTCTGTCCGTGTTAAGGATGGAGAGATCAAAGGTGCTGCTGGATACGATATTACTACCACCTCTACAGCTGGTAGTAGCGATCGTCATTACTCTTCCGTTTATAAGAAAGAGATCCATAACGCCTCGAGAGTTAAAGGGAACAAGTTTGCTCCCACTAACTATCGCAGTTTTGTAGCTAAGCATGACATCTCTGGTTTCAGTGTTACTGAAACCATTGTCAAACCTTTAGGTAACACGACTATCAAATCTTCTGGTAGGCGTCGTATACTTATAGACTCCGTAATGTACACTGGTACTCTGATTTCCGGTGGAAAGCCGAGTCCCAAGGTACCTCAGAACCTTGTAAATCGTGTGACGACACAAGCGTTGAACAACGCGAATGATCAGCACATCGACCTTGCTACAACATTGGCTGAGTCTAAGAAGACTGTCAATGAAATTGCAAGCCTGGTTAGACAAGTTGCTTTAAGTTATAAGCATCTTCGTCGTGGCAACTGGAACGCCGCACTTAGGATCATTACTGGATCCAAAGTCGGGAAGAGTGTTAATAAAAACCCTTCCAGCGCTTGGTTAAGGTACCAATATGGTATCATGCCAATTATGCGCGACGTTCAAGGGCTGATAAAATTGCTCGATGCGGACTTCAAGAAAGAAGGCGCTCATTTCGTAGCAAAATCGTCAGCAGTCGAATCTGCATTCTTAGTACCAACGTTTCCACCTTCCCATTATAAAATGTGGAGTGAGGTGAAATCGTTAAAATATGGTGCAACGGCAAAGTATTACTACCGTGTCGATGATACCATGTTGGAGATGTTGTCTAACTTGACAACTTTACAACCTTTGACCGTTGTATGGGAACTTCTTCCATACAGCTTCATTGTCGATTGGTTCTTTCCAATCGGAAGTTTTCTCCAAGCTACGAATGCAACAATCGGTTTAACATTCTCTGACGGTTATATAGGCAGAAAGTCTGTCTATGATAATCGTACAAAGTTTTGGCCAGTTACCGATAATACTAGTAAGAGTTCTCTTACTGGTACGGCACCTGAATCACACATACGTAATGTGTGTTACATGAGGACTAGAATTTATTCTTTTCCTACAGCCAAACTTTATGTTAAATCACCGTTCTCCGGCTCACACTTGATTAGTGCGATTGCACTACTCAGCAACCTCAGAAAATAGCAATATCGCTATTTGATCACCTTAAATGGAGGCTTAACATGCCCCTTCTTCAGGCTATCTCCCTAAACGATCGGGAGACAACTCCAGTCGCACACGTTTTCACACCAAATGACTCTGTCAACGGTGTGGGTATCGTGAAAAATACAACTGGAGTACCGCTCGGCGCCGAGACGCTGACGGTTTCGATGCGCGGATCGCCAAACGGGCGATACCGTGGTAAAGTGAACCTTACGGTTCCCGTTGTGCAGACTCAAACAATCAATGGGATTTCGACCCCAGTAGTTGTTCGTACTGCTTACGTATCGTTGGAGGTCACGTTCTCTGATAAGAGTACGTTGCAAGAACGGAACAACGTTATCGGCATGCTTGCCGACGCGTTGACCCCTTCTAAGACCTTGGTTAATGACGCTTTGGTAAAACTGGAAGGCGTACGCTAATTGCGTAGGCCCATAGCCATACCTGTCATTCTACTCCTCGGTTTTGGAGTAGCTGCCCTTCTAGGCAGTTCCATCGGTAACGAGATACTTGACCATGCTCTTCGATATTACATCGATCAGCTTGGTCTCGAGTCGAAATACCCTCTTTACAATGGTATCTCGGATGATCCTAGGATCTTTCTCGTCTGACCAGCGATCACTAAAGAAATAACTCTTTAGTGTTATCTTTCATAAGGATGAATTCCATGCAAGATACGAAACGGGACCGGCGTCAGAGTAAGAACTTTGACGTACGGTTACCACCTCATCTGCACGACAACCTCGTTGATGAACTAAAGTCTTCTTTAGATTCATCCATTGACATTCTGCGTAACGAGGGTTCCCACCCTCAATTATTCAAAGCAGAATGGCAGCAGGCCATGATGATGTCCAAATTCTCGGACACCACAACAACACCTGCAAATGAACGACGAGCATCAGCTATTAAGAAATGGCTGCTTGCAGAGTCACGAAACCGAGCGACTAATACGCGTTTGCTCATAGATGAATGCAATTTCCCTATCCGTTCGGAGAAGGAAGTCGTTACATCTAGAAAGCTTAAACGTATTGCCCGAAAAGTGGTCTCATCGATCATTGGTGAAACCCCTCCTGATGACATCATGTCATTAGGTGGTTTTACCGGGGGCGCTAGTACACGTATCAAACGTGGTCCTAGTGCAATAGCGCAAAAGTTCGTAGGTCAAGCACATGTCACCCAAGAGGGATTAGAGGTATTTCGCACTAAAGTGCTACCTTTGTACCCTGCTTGGACCCATCTATATATCTCAGGTGATTTCTCGCCTAAGATTGTAAATGGTAGCATGATGTTCACAGTTCCAAAGAACTCTGAGATCGATCGGGTTGCTTGTAAAGAACCCGAACTAAACATGTACATGCAACGTAGCTGTGGATTATATATCCGTCAGCAATTACGTCGCCATAGGATCGACCTTCGCGACCAGTCCATTAATCGTGGATTGGCTAAAAAGGCATCAATAGACCGCGAGTTAGCGACTATTGATCTTTCTAGCGCATCTGATCTTATCAGCACTCAGCTGGTATACGATCTTCTGCCGTTAGATTGGTTTCTCCTTCTTGATAGCGTCCGTGTAAAAACGGTCGACATTGATGGGGTTAAACACGATCTGAGCATGTTCTCGTCGATGGGGAATGGTTTTACTTTTGAGCTAGAGAGTTTACTCTTCTATGCTCTTGGACGAGCCATTAATCATCAACGAGGGATCAGAGGTCGTTTGTCCGTCTATGGGGATGACATTGTCACTCCCACTGCTATCGCACCTTTCTATGCGAGAGTTTTCTCATGGTTCGGTTTTGTTATTAATTCAGCAAAATCGTTCTGGACAGGATCCTTTCGTGAAAGTTGTGGTGGTCATTATTATGACGGCTTCGACGTAACTCCCTTCTACATACGGGCTAGAATAGTTTCAGTCCCAGATCTTATATTGGTTCTTAACCAATTGCGGAAATGGGGTGCTGGACTATTCAATATCGATTCTAGTGTTGGCAATATCTTTGCTAACATCTGGAAGAAATATTCGAAGTATGTACCACCTATGTTACATGGTGGGAAGGATCTGGATAGCGCAGTTGCTCTTGCAACGGAAGATGGTAGCCCTAGAAAGGCACTATCTCCTGTTAAGAGACCAACTAACGTACCCCAACTTGGGGCGTATATCCAGTGGTTACATGTGACAAAGAACCGCCGTGAGGCGCCTCTTTGTTACCGCGGGTTGGATAGCCAAGGGAACACCGTCAAACGTGTTCTCCTTGCCAACTGGCTTAAGAGGGACTTCCATACTAGAATGGAAACCTCCGATGCCCATTTCGAATTGAGCTTTTACAAGCTTATTCGAAACCGCCTTTGGAAGCAGGAACTACATCCCACCAGCGAATGCTGGGTTATGGATGTTCCTACGACCTAGTCATATGACTAGGTTGGTGGGCTTGAACAGCCCACGGGGGTTCTTAGTTGGCGTAACATCCAAATAAGGAC